CTTACGGTATACCCAATTACGTGTTGGGTTGCACAGCACAAGCATCCAACGTGGTCCAGTGCGAGGCATAGTAGGATCGTCGCCATCATAGATAGCATTGCCACGCAAGCGGCCTAACAGATCAAGAAAGTCCTTCTCACTAATCTCAGGATCTTCTATCTGATCTACAACGATCCAATCATAGGTAGCTGAGAGCAAGTTGGAACTTGAGCCTTCACCGCTCTTACCATGCTGCTGCACGTAGCGGAAGTTAACAACCGTTCCATTCTCTAGCTCAATCAGGTTCTCTACTGACAACGCTCTACGCTTGATCCAACTGTCAGGACACCAATCTAGGAACTCTTTACGAATGGTGTCATTGAGTTTAGGATAAGTACTACGAGCAATAAGACCATTAGACCCAGGATAAGCCTTAGCGAGCTTGAGTGCTTTGATGACACCTGCTGTCGTCTTTCCATTGGCGAAACCGCCGCCAAAGATTTGCACCTTCGCACGCGAGTTCTGAAACTGGTCCTGTAACGAACCTCTTATCTGTTTGTACTGCTTCACTTAGCGACCCAACCAGTGTTGCCACTTCCACTCTCTTTGACATAGAACGAAGTGAGAGCACCACCATCGGAGCGATGATAGTGCGATCCTACGTTAGCAGTGATAACACCGTTAGGTGATCCTGTGCCTCTGTATACAACACCGCCAAGTGCAGGGTTGTCGATTAGTGCTCCGCCACCATTACCACTCAAGTCACGATAAAGTGTCATTTCATCAAGTCCTTGTATACGTGTGGCTGCTTGTTGCGTAGTAATGCGAGCCACCAACTGTTACATCACACTGGAAGTCACAAGTGCAAGGCTCTACAGGTAATGCTCCAGTAACTTGAGCAACTGCTGTTGCTGTTCCCTGTCCACTGCTAATTGACCAAACACCATCACCAGCGTTAATGAGGCTCCATAAGTAAGCAGATGGTGTTCCTCCAGTAACGGTAACGGTTGACGGTGCAAACACCTTAGAACTGGTTGATCCACTGGTGTTCTGTGATGTTGGAGCTATAGTAACATTGACTGCGCTTGCAGAGCGGCCATAGAAGTCAGAAAACCTTAGTGTCCCTGACGCTGGTGCTCCACCCTTACCATAGAATGCACTAGGAAAGATCGCTGTGTTAGCTAGGCTAAACTCAGCAGCTATCTGATGCAGTGTAATCGTTCCTGATGCTGGCAGTGTCACCGTGCAGCCTCCAACTTCTGCACTCTATTGGTTAGCTCCTTAACAGCTTCAATGAGAACAGCAGTGAGGCGTCCGTAATCTACGGACAGCATCCCATCTGCGCCTTCAGTTACTACTTCAGGTACAAGCTTCTGCACTTCCTGTGCAATCACTCCGATGTCAGGCTTATCATCTTTAATGAACCTAACACCCCTTAGAGCGTTCACGATGCGTAGCCCACTGGTTAGCCCACGGATATTAGACTTCACTCTCCTGTCCGACAGTGAACTGATGTTACCAGCAGCAGAGAAAGCACCAGTATGATGCAGCGAACCGTCTGCTTGCCAATGCAGGTACGACCACTGTGCAGCCCCTGTACTGTCAATTACTTGTAGTAGCGCATTGCCTGTTGTTGCGTTGCCCTTGAGCCTAATTCCTCCAGTCGTCCCCGCATTTGGGGTCTGGAAATTAGCAACGGTGCCGTAGAATTGTCCAGTGATTGTTAGATCGCCAGCATCGCTTAACGTGGCTCGGGGAGCGGCAGCGGAATAGAAAGTGAGAATACCACTGGTGTTGACCGAGATAATAAAGTTGTTGCCGAAATCGCGGGCAGCGAGGTTGATGCCTGCACTCGTGCCTTGGGATGAGATTAGCCCATTAACGGTAGCTCCATTACTGTCCACTACTAATATGTCATTAAAGGCTATCTTAACCTTGAACGTGTTAAGACAATCAGCCCAAAGCTGGCCGGGGCGATAGGACACAAGCCGTGCATCGGTGCTCGCACCAGTTCCGTCAACAGCATAAGACTTGAAGTGGATGATGTTGTAGACGTTGGTGCAACGAAGGTCGAGGTAGCAATCTGCCGCAGCACCAATCGACTTACCGAGAACATGGTTCGCACCAGTGGCAGTAAGGTTGCCAGTAACAGTTAGCGCACCCGAAAGCGTACCACCTGTTAGCGGGAGGTAATTCGCTAGTTGCGAAACGGTGGCAAGCACCGAACCATTGGCAGTCACGGTTCCGGTAACGGTCAGATTACCAACATTGTCCAGTATCATTGTCTGAACGGAATTGCCACTGTTCGTCCAACGATAATTGCCTATCCCGACTGCATAAAAATAAGTCTCACTCGAAACACTGCGGAACAGGGGTTGACCGTCAGAACGAGTGATAAAATCGTTGCCTGTTTGTAACCCTCCCGTCCCTGTGACTTTGCCACTTGCGGTGATTGTGCCGGTGACTGCTAGGCCGGTGGAGCTGAATTGAGCGCGTTGCGCTCCGCTAATTTCAATGACCAAATCAGAAGCGCGCAAATACCACGGCTTATGCAGACTATCGCCAGTATCATAGGCTTCGGAATAGAAGGCCGAAACAGTAGCAGAGTGCGTAATGCGCGCGGTGCCATTGCTGCCAAACACAGCAAGTTGAGCGCCGGATTTTGCTTGAAGATTGCCGGTGATAATCCCACCAGCTAGTGGGAGATAGTTGCCAAGCTGTACAACAGTTGCTTTAGCATCGAGTGCCGCTTGTAAGCCTGTTACATCAGTTATTACGTGCGTATGTACTGATGCAGCTTTGCTATCGAGTGCGGCTTGCAGTCCAGTCACGTTAGCTATTGCGTGAGTATGGTTGAGTGGTGCAGCACCAACAGTGTTGTAGCTAATGGTGCGAGCTACAGAGCCATCGAATGTTGCAGGACTGGCAGCAGCACCACCATCACTGTTGATAGTGAGGGGGAAGGTTGTAACACCACCACCAGGAAAAGAAGGAGCAGCCCAAGCACCATCGGCACGAAGGAAGGCAGTAGTACCACCGGGACGCGTTGGTGCTAACCCTGCTGCACTAGTTGATACAAGCGCAAGGCTGGCCTTCGCATCCAGTGAGGCTTGCAGATTAGTCACATCAGCAATGACATGAGTGTGAACCAATGGAGCCTTAGCATCTAGCGTCGTCTGCAAATTGGTTACATCAGCGATCACATGGGTATGCACGAGTGGTGCTTTACCATTCAGTGTCGTCTGTAGATTAGTGACATCTGCAATCACATGAGTGTGTACTAGCGGCGCCTTGCTAGCTAGAGCAGTGTCCAATCCACTGATGTCAGCAGTAGCTAATGACTGTATCTTGTCATACACTGCGTTCTTCGTTGGCACCTGTGTTGAGTTGTTCCAAGCAACACCATACACTTGATCGGTGACTGATATGTTGGCAACAGCAAAAGTTCCACCAACAGTCAGGTTGCCACTTACACTGACACTACCGTTGAATGTCTGATCGCCAGTGAATACATTACCACCTGTGATGTTCGCCTTGCCAGACATTGCTGTCATAAGATTATTCTCAAGATCTGTTAGATCCTGAGTGAAGGTGTCCATGTCACTAGTGAAAGCTACTTCATCACCACCAGGAGTGTAACCGTCACCAACACGCAACCGCTGCGAGGTTCGTGCATAAGCAAGCTCACCCTGTTCTAGCACAAAGGTGTCTAGTGGAACAGGATCATCTGCGATCGGGATACGGTTGTCAGAAGGCCACACATTCAGCGCAACACCCTTACCGTTGCCGCTTTCATCTACAACATCAGTGACGCCATCATACGGCAGTCCAGGAATATCAACCATGAGCAACTTCCTCTGGAGTTACGTCGATCATTGGTACATCTTCGTTGGCTTTCTTCTCGATGTACACAATGTTGAGGGCATCCTCCATCTTGTGACGGTGCTCTACCACATCAGCAGGACGATGACCCGCACGATCCAACACATCCTTAGATGCAGTGAACGCAAGCACATCATTGTCTGACTGTGATAGGTTAATGATCTTGGTAGCTGCATGACTAGCATGGGTCTGGAACATTTCACGCACGGTATCCGATTGCGTGTGTATCATGTTAGCCTTAGCAGTTTCCATGAACTCGATGTAAGCATCAAGCGTACGGATGCGCTCAATCTGCTCTATAGTCAGAGAGCTGTCTAACGCGATGCTAATGTCTTGGTCATTCAACCCAAACAGGGTGTAGAACGCAACTAGGGCAACGCCACTGAGTTGCTTTGGGGGTAGTGGCAACTCAGTGACGCTCTTACGCGTACGGGCCACAATCCGCTGTGCTTCCCCTGGGCTAGGAATAAGCACAAGCGGTTGTTCTTTAATTGGCTTACCAGTTGACGGATCAATCTTCGTTCCATCAGCAAGTACCAGCGGTTCATCAGCTTCGGGCAGCACAAACTTACCTCTTCATTAGATTGTTCTTGCTCCAATCGACACCCTTGCCACTCCATTTGTATGGACGGGGTTTGGGTTTAGGTGCATTAGGAGTAAGCAGACGCGGTGGACGACTAAACTTCTCCACTCCTTGCGCTTGCTTACTGGTTCCAGCAACATTCACCTGACTAGTAGGACGCACACCCATCACAGGAGCACTGCTACGCTTTCTAGCAGCGATTGGTGCAATGATAGCAGGAGGTGGCGCAATCGTAGGAACATTAGTGAGAGCAGACACATCTACAGGCACTTGTTCCGGTACAAGCGGGCCAGTGTTCTGAACACGGTTAGGATCAGGTGGCTCTATTCCCATCGAAGTGTTAAGCGGTAAGCCCTGTGTCTGTATCGGTCCCTGCGACAACACACCGATCGGATCTTCTGGCGGTACTAAGTCGTTAAGCTTAGGACCGTTATCCAATACGTTGACTGGTGCAACAGAGGTATCTACCGCACCGGGAGCGATTGCTGGAGGCATCCCAGGAACAGGCGCAACAGGAGCAGCGACGGGAGCACGAGGAGCACCGATGTTGCCACTACCGATTAGCTTCTCTAACCACTCTAGGATGTTTGCCATCTACTTGCCCTTTGCCTTCTTGCGTTCAGATAAAGTCTTTGGCGTTGTCTTGCCTTTACGCGCAGTTTCAATCTTGCGTTTGGCAAGCACTTGAGCAACCGCAGGCTTTGGTGGACCTTTGCGCTTTGGCTTCGGTCCCGGCTTCTTCTTTGGTAACTCTGGACCTACATAAGCTTTCTTCGGTTCCTTAAGCCAAGGCTTTAGATCTTTCACTGCTTCCTTTAGTGGTCGCTTCGCATCACGAATAGCCTCTACGACTTCATTAAAGGATTTGCGTTCGCCTTCTTCACGCGGAACTCTGCGATCTGGCGTGAATTGCTGAGGAGGCTTACCAACAGCGCCGGGACGCCTTCTGTTTACGCGCTCCGTCTTTGCAGCAGACCGCGCACGATCACGTGCAATCTGGCCTGAAACTCTAATCGCTTTCGCTAACTCACTGCCACCAAGATCAGCTGCTTCATCTAATGGAGCCGTATAAGTGGGGAGTATAGGACGCGGTGTTACAGGCGGCGGCGGCGGTAATTGGCCTTCACCGGGAACACGAATGTTGCCTCTTGCACGTTCCGCAAGTGCTAATGGTATCTCTGATGTTACATCAGTGCGCGTAAGTGTTGGCGGCGGTAATGTACCATCAGCATTAGGTATAACAGAACTCGCAGCAGTGCCAGGAGTAGGCACAACATCTGTTAGATCTAGTGGAGGTTCAGCACCAGCAGCAGGACGGTGAGGACCGTACACAGGCGGTGAAGGGGGATAGTTGTGTGGTTGCGTTGGACCGTAAGTACCTCCCGGTCCCGGTTTTGGCGGGGGGCGTTGTGGTCCGTATGGTTGGTGTGGTCCGTAAGCACGACCGGGATGCTTAAGCGGAGGCTTACGCATTTCACCAGCAGCAGTGTCTACAGTTTTCTTACCACCTTTAGCTTTGCGCGCAAGTCCTTTGCGTCCCGCTAGTGCAGCAATAGCAAGTGGTAACATCCACCAAGGACTAATCCCTCCACCGTCACCTTCAGCAGTTTTCTTGGCAACGACTGGTTCTTCTGGAGCTAGTTCTGTTGGTGGAGGTGTAGTAGCAGGTGGAGGCGGTGCAGCAGCAGCAACCATTGCAGCACGGCGCTTATCACGCTCTGCCATTATAGCTTCAACAGCAGATTGCGGTTGGGGTTGTCCACCGACAAACTCAGGTGGAGGCATCACAGAGGGAACACCCTGTGACATATTCAACCCCAGACGCCGCAACTCTTCTTCTATTGCTGATATTGGTACAGCAGGATCAATTGCGGCGCCTGAAGCTTGAATTGGCATTATAGGTTGATCCTCTCCAAAATGAGAAGAAGAAACAAGATCGAACCTAGCAAATAGAACGCTAGAGTGAACAATCTATCAACAGTCACTGGATCACCTCCTCTCGGTTATGAACGCGTAAAGGCGGGACCACCATTCCCACTCAAATCCTTGGGAAATGCGAAAGAGGGTTTCTTCTTCGTGAACTTCTGCTTGAGGTTGGTAACGTCAGCAGCGGTCGATGCACGGTTGATGAGGGTTTCACTCTCAACGGCACCGATCTCTTCATTGACGTTAGTGGGATGCTTGCGACGGGACTTCACAACACTTGTTGCGACACCTGGAGCAGCACCTGTCACGGTGTCAACCAGTTTGTTGCGTACAAGGCGGTGTGTTAGCGTTGTAGTGTTACGAGGGAGTATGCCACGTTCCGTACCACCTTCAAAACCCGGTGCATTCTCTGCCATTTGTGTCTCCTGTGTATGTAGTTGAGTTGAAATAGTGTAGTACTATTATATACCACCATCCCCTCCCAACCAACCTCAGCTTATCTGTTGTTTTTACATATAGCAAGGGGGGTGTCAAGCAAAATCGACCATCAGCACAGAAAAAAGGGCGGGGGCTAGGGGGGTCGTTTGGTGTTTCGAGGCAATGGCGAAGCCTTTGCCGAGGAACTTCACCTCTATACATCACTATACAACACTAAACACACTACAACACAAGTGTAATGCAGCGCAGAAGTACTCCTGGAGCGTAATCGGTGCAATGTTAGGGTGTTCGATCTCAACTTGTGTCCCTACGGGGTCACTTGCGGTGCCCTTTTGGTTTTGGGGCGGGGATATGGGGGTTGGTATTGTATATTAGGCCCCTTATAGCGGAATGTGCTTGCATCGTGCAGCGTTCGCAGTCATAAGTAAGGGGCAGGGCGACAACAGCACTGCGCTTTTGGTAACAAGTGTTAGGAGATTGTCATGGGTAAGGTTACGTTTGAAGGATGGCTTCGCTTAGTTGATGTCTGGCTAGTCGCATTGGTTGGCCTAGACAGTGGAAGCCTAGAGGAATGGTATTGGATGGAATGGTATCAGCGTGACAAGTTGCCAATGGATGCAGCATACGCCTACTGCCTGTCTAATGGCATTGTGCCGCGTGAAGTGTAGCAACTGGCAACAGTTGTTGCGAGTTGCGTAACAGGGTCGTTTGACCCAAAAGTTGATCTATGTTATATTACAACAATGGGCAATGTCGCCCATAGCACTAGAAGGAACAAGCAAATGGTTACGAAGAACAAAGAAACGAAGATCGCCGCTGCTATCGCTGCTAAGTCGGCGGAGATTAACGCAACAACTGTTGCGAGGCAGACTAACTCCGCTCAAGTTGCGGCAATCGGCAAGAACGCTGTCGTTCGCTGGACAGAGGGCGACAAGCAAACGAAGGCAGGTGACGCTTGCGGCATTTACGCTTTCCTTGCGGCGCAATACACCATGACGTTCGACGCTGTAGTGGAGCGCAAGAAAGAGGATACGAGCGAAGCAATCTCGTTCGATGTCCTCGACCTGCTCGACGAAGGCAAGTGGATGGCAGCCGATGGCAAGAACGATCGCGTCAAGAAAAGCGCCGCGATGGAAGCCGTGCTAGGCTCGTTGTTCGGAATTACCGACGCGACCAACGCGCAAAAGCAAGCGATCTTCCAGCGTTGCCTTCCAACTGCGGGCTATGTTGCCAAGGCGCTTGCACTCAAGAGCTTCGAGGAGTTGTCGGAGCTTGTCACTCTTGAAACCGTGGGTGATATTGAGATGCTGTCGCTTCCTCGCTTCCTCGTTAATGAGGAACCCGGCGAAGATGCGAGCAAGAACGAGAAGGCGCTTTACGAAGCAACAAAGAACGTCCCCGTTCAACTCGATGGCAGCACTGGCAACAGCGTTGCAACATTGCGGGAACGTGCCAAGCCCAAGCGCCAGCCCAAGGCGCCTGTTGCTGCTGCTGACAAAGGATCATCCTTGCTTGGCAGCATCAAGCAAGTGGCAACAGTTGTTGCGGAATGGAACAACGCTGATGCGACAACTGATCTCGCGCCCAATGAGGAAATGCGGCAACAGTTGTTTGCACTTGCTCAGACGATTGCGGCATACTTCGCCGCCGATCCGCTCGACGTTGAAACCAGCGTTGCAGCGTAACTAAACAATCCCCGGTGGGCTTCGGCTCATCGGGGATTTTTTTTGTCGCTTCGCTTGCGTCGGTTGGCGTGCTCTTGTGCGTTGTGTGTGTG